GTGTTCGAGTTCCATTACCACTCGGATTTGGACTTCCGGTTCACTTACTTACGTTTGTTGCCGGATTTGCCATCTGGTTTGGTTTTCACAAGGGCTTGACTGATGCTTTGGGATCACCCGTTTCTGTTTACACTGCTTGTAGATTTTCTTGTCCAATTTGCACACTCTGTCGGGGCTGGGCATCTTGACGTTGGGGATTTCGTGGTACGGTTTTCGCTTTTTCCAGCTTGGACTTTTGTGTTGGCATTCGTGACTTTCTGGGTCGTTCGGAGGGTTGTTTCATCTTACGCCTATCGCTTGGCGCACACTTATTACCATTCCCATTCCCGTCAGCCACTGCCACCGGTGGAGTCGTTTCTTTTGAAGGATACTCCGTTGGTTGAATCTTCAGCATTTCGGTCCCCTCCAGTAGACCTTGAGCGCGACATTTCCGAAGCCACTCCGATCACTCCCCGTGTGCCTTATTCTTTTGTTTGAGTGGTTATGGCCGAGATCATAGGCGACACGTCACACTTGACCCAAACTCGAGTTCCTTTTAATGCCGTTCATCGGGTTTCTGGCGCTTCTCGATCAGGCCATTTTTCTTTGGTCGAGTGTGCTGGTGTTGCATCTCTTATACGGTCTCGCGCTCAAGTCCGCATTGCTTCTGAGAGCCTGCGTTGTCAGGTTGTGGGGCCGGCGGCAGCTGACCAGGCGACGGTCCTTCATGTAGCTATCGTGCCTTCGACGTGCAATAGCTGGCCGTCAAGCGACACCGACATTTTGACCATTGGTGGGTCCGCTTTCTGTCAACATTCGTTGTTTGTTGCGCCTGCTGCTGTGCCATTGTCCTTTTCTCCAGAAGTCGCTCATCAGATCAAACCTGCCCCTCTGGTTGGTTCAGCACCTGAGGTTGTTTACCAGCTTACAATAGTTGGTGGCGCCGAAGGTTCTCGAGCCCACATCAAGATCTCTGGTGAGTTGGAAGTTTCTGGGATAGGGTTCATCGCCACGTGGTGACTATGAGTTTGCCCCCTCTTTGCGCTTCTGTTGGTGATTTTTATTCGAGTATTGTTGCTTTGTTTCCTGTTTCTGTTGATTTAGTTGTTTCCACTCCGTCTGTGGCGCCTCCGTCTGTGAGCCCAAGC